AGATTGCATTTGGACTTATTTATGGAATTGGTAATAAATTGCTAGCAGTTAAATTATCTGACCCAAAAGCAGGTATTATAGTTACACCAGAAGAAGCAGCAAAGGAAATGGAAGTATTCTTTGGTCAACATCCTAAGATTAGGAAGTTTAAAGAGAAACAAGAGAAATTCCTTCGTAAGCATGGGTATTACACACAGTTATTTGGTACTAAACGAAGACTCCCACAAATATATTCAAATGACAAGCAAGAAGTTGCTTATGCAATTCGTTTAGGTCTTAACTTCCCCTGTCAAGGTGCTGCAGCAAATATGACAAATTTTGGAGCTATCCTTGTTTATTGGTTAATGAGACAAGGTAAATTACCCATGATGAAAGAAGCTTGTACAGTACATGATGCTGTATATATGTATTCTAAACCTCAAGATATTAACACCTGGACTGTATATACAATCTGGAATATCCTACGTAACCCAAGTACGAAAAGGTATTTCGGATTTCAAGTTGATGATGTTGATATGGACATGGACTTTACCATTGGTAGAACTATGGCAGAGGAATTACCCTTTATCCCTGGGTATGATTATAATAAGATGTTACAACCCGATTTCTCAGTAGAGGAATATATGGCTGAACATAAGAAATATAAACATATCCATATTAAGCAATTTAAAGAGAGATTTAATAAACAAATGAAGGCTTATGAAAAAGATTTTGAACGGACCCACGATTTACCGAGCTAAATGCCCATACTGTGATTGTGAATTTGAATATGACTACTCAGAAGTAGATTCATCCACTTTTGCTGATTGTAAATTAGTTAAGTGCCCAGGTTGTAATAGGTATCTTCATCATAAAGAAAATCCAAAATCACATACAGAAGTGAAGAAAGAGGATACTATGACAACATAAATAATAAAATATTATAAACTATGGCAACTGAAGAACAAATAATGAATACAAATAGGCTATCATCTTTAACCTATATGATATCTGCCTGCTTAGAGTTCTCTATTCAAAATCTCAATCGTCAATTAGACCTATGTAATTTGAGATTAGTCGGTAGAGATAAAATGGTATTCAACCGAGTTAGGTCTCAGATAGAGCAACTTCAATCAAATCTCAAACTATTAGAGGATTTGGCATTTGGTGTAATGAAGGACGAAGATGCAAGGTTAGCTTATGAAGATGCTACTCATATTTATTGGGCTCTGTTTATGACTTTAGTAGATAGAGGAGGAACAGATAATTTATGTGATTTAAGATTCAAAGCTTTAATCGATATAATTGGTAAGTATGAATCTATTCTTCACTTGCCTGGTTTAGATACTGCATACCATTGTGCATTTGCTCAGGTATCTAAAGCAATTCAAGAAGGTAAATATTCAAAAGAGGATTTTAAGAATTTATTGAAAGTACATGAAAACAGAACTGAAGAAACTAAAGGTTAAATTCGAAGGTAATATCATAACCATAGATATTGCTAAGGAATTATCCATTAATGAAAATATCATTAATTCTCAGTTAAGGGAATCTCCCACTAGTTATTATATACTTTGCTCATTAAGAGATAAGTATATTAAAGAAAGGGATGCTCTAGCAAGAGAAAAGGATGAAGCTTATTCTGCTGCTTGGATATTTATTAAAGAATCTAATGAAAGGTTCAATAATGACTACGTTGCTCATAAGGCTAATATATCTCCCAAGTATAAGTCAATATATCAACGGTATTTAAAAGCAGTAGAAAAGGCTAACAAGTATATTTCAATATGTAGAGCTTATGAGTCTAGAGAGAATATCTTGAGGACTATTAATGCCAACATGAGGAAGCAACAATAATAACTATAAGTAATTACTAACTTTTAAAAACGAATTAAGAATATGAATTATTCATTATCTTTCATTTCTGCTATGGTAGCAGCTCAGTTTGATAATCAATTACCAGGATGTCCAACTGAAAACCGAGTTCTTATCTTATCACCAAAAGAAGTAAACCAAACTAGGGGTGGGCTTATTATCCCGGAACAGGTAAAAGAGGGAGTTCCTCGTAAGGGAGTTATAGTTAAACTCGGTGAGATTACCGAAGAGTATAGAACTTACCGGGATTTGGTGCAAATAGGTAGAATAGTTACCTATGGTTT